ATGGAACATCAGAAACGCAATTGAGTGGAGAAAATTCTCAAACGGCGCTAGCTGATATTATCATCAAACCACATAGTGAAGTATATGTTAGAGTAGATTGTGAACGCAGTACTGCTCAAGAACTTTACGAACACTTTTCATTTTTTGTCCCAGGTTATAAGTATATGCCTGCCTACAAAGCAAGGCAATGGGATGGTAAAATTAGATTATACAATCTTAATACACAACGAATATATAAAGGTCTAATTGGAGAAGTAAAGAAGTTTGCTGCTTCAATGAATTATAGTATAGAGGTTCAAGACCATATCGATACAGCTAATGAGTTTTCTGTGTTTGAATGTGGTCAGTTTGTACAAAGTATCAAACCCAAACATACACCTCGTGATTATCAAATAAATGGCTTTGTACATGCCGTACGTAACAATAGATGTTTGTTGTTATCTCCTACAGGCTCTGGTAAGTCATTGATGATTTACCTGTTATCACGCTTTTATCCCCATAAAAAACTTATTATTGTACCGACAATCTCTCTAGTTCACCAATTAGCAAAAGACTTTGAGGATTACAATCAAGGACCATTTGAGGTATTAAAAATCACTGGGGACACTGATAAGGCGTGGAAAGATAAAATAGATAGCAATATAGTCATTACTACATGGCAGTCTGTATACAAGCAGCATAGGAAGTTCTACGACCAGTTTGGCGTCGTTATTGGAGATGAGGCCCATCTGTTCAAAGCAAAGTCTTTGACTTCTATTTTAGAAAAAATGACAGATATTAAGTATCGGTTTGGCTTTACTGGTACGCTTGATGGATCTCAAACACATCAACTTGTTCTTGAAGGATTGTTTGGTCCCACTAAGTCTTTGATTAAGACTAAAGACTTGATGGAAAGCAATCAACTTGCTGATCTTAAAATTAAAATTCTTGTATTAAAGTATTCAGAGCAAACCTGTAAAGATCATACAAAGTTGAAATATCAACAAGAGATGGATTTCATTGTTGGTAATACCCATCGCAATAAATTTATACAGAATCTTACACTGTCTTTGGAGGGCAACACTCTCTTATTATTCCAGTATGTTGAGAAGCATGGAAAGGTTCTTTATGAGCTTATAAATAATAAGGTAAACAAAGACCGTAAAGTATTCTTTGTCTTTGGTGGTACTGATGGCGAGACAAGAGAGTCAGTAAGGGAAATCACAGAGAAAGAAACGAATGCAATTATCATCGCCTCGTATGGTACTTTTTCTACTGGCATTAATATTAGAGCTTTGCACAATATTATATTTGCCAGTCCTTCTAAAAGTAAAATTAGAAATCTTCAATCTATTGGTCGGGGGTTGAGAATCAGTGATAACAAGGATCAATGTACCTTGTTTGATATCGGTGACGATTTACAATACAAGAAACACGTGAACTACACTCTAAAACATTTATACGAACGAGTTAAAATCTACAATCAAGAGAAGTTTGACTATAAACTTTATAAAATAGATTTGGAGAAATAATATGAATCATCAAGAATTTTCCGATGAAACACTACAGAATGATAGATACCGCATTGTACAATTAACAAACGGTGAGACAATTATTGGCAAAATTATGAATGCAACATCTTATGGCATTCTATTGAAGAATCCAGTTATTTGTAGTACAGAGAACAGTGAAGTATTCTTCAATATTATATTCAATGGAATGTCAAAGAGTCGCAACTTCTTTTATGGTGTAACACACATTGTAACCATTGGTCTAGTTGATGAAGATATCAAAGAGTACTACGAAAGATACTTAACAGACACGTTCGATGAGGCAGATGAGCTTCGCAATAAAGGTGATGTACAAGATGAATATGAATACAAACCAACCTCCAATGCTATAGCTGAATTACTAAGTAACATCAAAGGTACTATTCATTAACAGGCTACATAGTTAATCTACCGCTTTGTCAACAGTATGTCAACGATAAAATTATAAAAATTATCCTTGACGTATTGATGATATTATAATATTATGAATGATATTTCTAACAAGGAGACATTATGAGAAAAGCACAACAACGAGAACATTATGTAGATAATAAAAAGTTTTATGCAGAAATGTTGCGATATCGTGATGATCGTGATGCCGCCTTAGAGGCAGGAGTTTCACCTCCTCGCGTTCCAAATTATGTTGGTGACTGCATCATGCGTATTGCTTATAAGCTATCCAACAAGCCAAACTTCATTAATTATCCCTTCAAGGAAGAGATGATTGGTGATGGTATTGAAAATTGTATTATGTATGTGAATAATTTTAATCCTGATAAATCTACGAATCCATTTGCCTATTTTACTCAAATCATCTATTATGCTTATCTAAGACGTATTGAGAAAGAGAAGAAGGCTCTGTACACAAAGTATAAAGCAACGGAGATGTTTAATCTTGAGTCAGTTATGTCTGGTGAGGATAGAGAGTTAATCAAATCAAGCGAAGGTGCATCAGAGAATGCATCTATGTTTATTCAAGATTTCGAAGAAAAGAGGTTCAATAAATGAAGGTAGCACTTGTCACCGATACACACTTCGGCGCTCGTAATGACAATCAAGTGTTTGCTAAGTTCTTCTCTCGCTTCTGGAATGAAGTGTTTTTTCCATATATCGATGACAATAAGATTGACCATATCATCCATCTAGGTGATATCGTTGATCGTCGTAAGTATATTAACTTTGTGTCATCTAATCAGTTGCATGAAGACCTTATCAAACCGATTGCTGAACGTGGCATGAAGTTCTGGTGCATCATTGGTAATCATGACATTTACTTTCGTAACAAACTTGATATCAATGCCATCGATCAGTTGTATGGTACAAGTGAGTATGAGATTAATCTAATCGACAAACCCACTGAGATTAACATTGATGGGCTTGATATTCTTATGCTACCCTGGATTTGTGCTGATAACTGGAATGACAGTTGGAACGCAGTAAAAGATACCAAAAGTCAAGTTATGATGGGTCATCTAGAGCTTAATGGGTTTGAGATGCACCGTGGTGCATTTTGTGATAGTGGGTTTGATCGTGAAGAGTTTCGTAAGTTTGACCAGGTAATGTCTGGACACTTCCATCATCGCTCTACTGAGGGTAATATATCATATCTTGGTTGTCCATATGAAATGACCTGGAGTGACTTTGAAGATTTGAAGGGCTTTCATATCTATGATACAAACACACGAGAGTTAGAGTTTATTCCTAATCCTCTACAAATGTTTCATAAGTTTAACTATGATGATACTACCATGAAGATTGAAGACCTCGATGATATTGACTTCTCAATCTTCGATGGGACGCATATCAAACTTATTGTTAAGAACAAATCCAATCCATATCTATTTGACTTATTTGTTGATCGTATTGAGAAGGCAGGTGTCCAGAATTTACAAATCATTGAGGACGTTTTAAACCTTGACATTGACGATGAAGATGGTATAATAGATGAAGCTAAATCGACTATGGAGATGTTGGAAGGATACGTTGATCAGATTGATACGGCGGTAAGTAAGAAGAAGCTCAAAGGATTATTCAACAATCTATATACTGAGGCTCTAACTTTGGAGTAAATTTTGATTACATTCAAATGTATTCGGTACAAAAACATTCTGTCTACAGGCAATGCTTTTACCGAAATTGACTTTCTACGAAATAAGACAACATTGATTATTGGTGAGAACGGTGCTGGCAAGAGTACCGTTCTTGACGCTTTGTCATTTGTTCTATACGGTAAGCCATTCCGTAAAATCAACAAGCCTCAACTAGTTAACTCTGTTAATGAAAAGGGTCTATTGGTTGAGGTTGAATTCGACATTGGTAGAGGTTCATTTTTGATTCGTCGTGGTATCAAGCCAGGTGTATTTGAAATCTATCAAAATGGTAATCTGATTAGTCAGAATGCCTCGGTTCGTGATTATCAAGAGCATCTGGAGAAGAATATTCTCAAGATGAATCACAAGTCATTCAGTCAGGTCGTCGTCCTTGGATCATCTACCTTTGTTCCCTTTATGCAATTGTCAGCAGCGCAGCGCAGAGAAGTGATTGAAGACTTACTTGATCTACAAATCTTTTCATCTATGAATAACCTATTGAAGGAGCGGTTGTCTCAGAATAAATCTGATATCCGTGAGATAGAGTATCAAATTGATCTGATTGATGAAAAGATCAACATGGAAAAGAAGCATCTAAATACTATGGTAACTAACCATAGAAAGACTATAGATGCAAAAAAGAAACAAATTGCAGACTTTGAGGGAAAGATTAATATCGAGACCGAAAGACTTTCAGATCTTCAAGTTGAAATTGGAACTCTGGAAGACCGAATCTCTGATCAGGACCAAACTGAAGATAAAAAAGGAAAAGTTGCATCAGGACTCCAGCAGCTCCAACGACGAGTAAAAAAGATAACGAAAGAGATTGAGTTCTTTCATGATCACGAGAACTGTCCAACCTGTCAGCAGGATATTTCCATTCACTTCAAAGAACAAATTGTCGAAGACCGTAATGATAAGCTTGTTGAGGCAAATGAAACATTGGAGATGCTTCAGAATAAACGTAATCAATTAGAATCCAGACTAGAAGAAATTCTACAAGTTAACCAACAGATCTCTGAGATCAATACTCAGGTTTCTGATCATAATCGTAATATCTTTACATATAATGAGTTTGTATCTTCACTTAACAATGAGATTGCAGATCTATCATCTAAAGTAGATGAGGTCAAGAATAGTGATAATAGCATTGAAGATCTTAAAAATGAATTGAACAGTTATCGTGTACGTAAAACTGATCTAGGTGAAGAGCAGACTCTATTCCGTGTTGGGTCAGAGATGCTTCGTGATAGTGGTATCAAGTCACAGATTATCAAGCAGTATGTCCCTGTGATGAACAAGTTAGTTAACCATTATCTTCAGCAACTAGGATTCTTTGTTCAGTTTGAACTCGACGAAAACTTCAATGAAAAGATCAAGTCACGCTTCCGTGATGAGTTTTCATATGAGTCATTCTCTGAGGGCGAGAAGATGCGTATTGACTTAGCACTGCTATTCACATGGCGAACAGTTGCCAAGTTGCGTAACAGTGTTAGCACCAATCTGCTTATTATGGATGAGGTGTTTGACAGTTCACTTGATGGCAACGGCACAGAGGAGTTCTTCAAGATACTTGAGGGCTTGACAGCAGACACAAATACGTTTATTATTAGTCACAAGGGCGATGTTATTATCGACAAATTCCGTAGTATCATTCGATTTGAGAAGCATGGAAATTTTAGTAGGATAGCAGCATGAGGGTAGTATGTTAAATTCAAGCGAGTGGTCTTCTCTATATTCATTAGAATATGAAGCAATGATCGTAGAAACTAAAATTAGAAATTGTAATGATGGTGCATCTTTAAGAGAGTTGTATGTGGTTCGTCACTATATGGACTTGAGGATGGACGAGTTGAAAAGTAAAATAGATGACTGATATTGAGGAAGAAGGGAGTGCGATGACTAAGGCAGGGCAACTTGCCATGGAGCTCTCTAAAGAACGTAAGCGACTCAAACAAGAATTAGAGGAACTTCAAACAGAAGTAGAAGACCTAAAACCTACTACACCAACTGGTACGATTGACTGGTATGTGAAATGGGCTTCAATGATGCTTGCTGTGTGTGGTGTGTTTTTAATTAGCGCAAACCTCTTGACATATGGTCAGGTTGCATATATAATAAGTTCTATTGGTTGGATCTACGTTGGTATTCAGTGGGGGGATCGTGCTATCATGATTGGTAGTGCGATTACTGGTACAGCGGTAGCAATGAACCTTGTTGAGAAATTTGTAGTCTAGGAGATGATATGAAACTTGAATTGACAGATAAGCTGTTGTATACACAAACAGAGCAATTTGACTTTAATAATCCACAAATTGATCCTCATCAATTGATTGATGCACTTGGTGATGCTATGTGTAGGCTGGGAGGTGTTGGTCTATCTGCCAATCAGGTAGGTTTGCCATATCGTGTCTTTGTGATGGGTAATCCTACGAATAAGGAGTCTATTATTCCAGTATTCAATCCCCATATTATCAATTACATAGATGATAATGAGGTTGCAGAGGAGGGATGCTTATCAATTCCAGGATATCTGTTAGCATTGAAGCGTCCTACTGAGATTCGTGTCCGTATGACTACAGTAGATGGAGTTGTTGACACAGCACGATTTAATGGGTATACTGCAAGAATATTCCAACATGAGTATGATCATATGGAAGGTATTGACTTCCGTACTCGTGCTACTCGCTTCCATAAGGAACGTGCATACAAAAAATATAAACAGTTTTTACGGAGACAGAAACGTGCAGCGTAAGTATTATTACTCTGAAATCTTTTATTCCATTCAAGGTGAGGGACATTATACTGGTGTTCCTACAGCTTGGATGAGATACTTTATGTGTAATCTACAGTGCAATGGATTTGGTCAGACCGATCCTAAGGATCCTTCCACACACTATCTTCCATACAAGGACGTAGATGTTAGTCAGTATGAGAAGATGACAGATCTTCCTGTATTCAATTATGGTTGTGATAGTTCATATAGTTGGGCTAAGAAGTTTAAGTCATTGCAATATCATGAGACACCTGATCAGATTGCAGACAAGCTAGTAGATGTTATTCGTACACCAAACAATCCTAATGGTGAGTTTACACGACCTTACCATCAGCCAGTACATATGTGCTTTACCGGTGGTGAGCCTCTAATGCCTCACGCTCAGGAATGTACAGCAGAGATTATCAGATCACTAAGAACGAATCATCACAATGTTCTCTCTAATATTACGTTTGAAACAAACGGTACACAGGGATTGAAAGATGGTTTTCTTGATGTGATTACTAACAAAGGTATTTTTGCTGGTGAAGTATTTTTCTCTATGTCACCGAAACTATATAGTGTATCAGGTGAAAAGCCAGAGAAAGCGATCAAACCTGAAGTTGCAGCACAGTATGCTGATGTTAGTAAGAAGGGTCAATTGAAGTTCGTTGTCAATAACACCAAAGAGAGTTGGGATGAAGTAGAAGATGTTGTTGCTAACTTCCGTGCTGTTGGTGTACCATATCCTGTCTGGATTATGAATGCTGGTGGCACATTGGAAGGACAAAAAGGAGAGTTGGAAGGACATAGTACAGAAGCTGCAACAGCTAATGAAGCATTGAAGCGTGGCTATAATTACAGCTCCAGAGTGCATGTGCACATCTGGGGAAATACGATTGGAACATAATATGGGAAAATATTACAGTACTAAAACATATGGTCATAATATTGGATTGTCGGCTGTGTTTCGTCAACCTAATGCTGATCATTCACACTGTCATCTATTGCATGGATACAGTCTTGCATTCAAGTTTACATTTGGTTGTGATCAGTTGGACAATAAAAACTGGGCAGTAGACTTTGGTGGTCTCAAGCCTCTAAAAGCTTGGCTAGAGGATATGTTTGATCATAAAACAGCCATTGATAAAAACGATCCACATCTTGATAAGTTTATGGAGCTGCAAGAGTTAGATCTATGTGAGGTTCGCATCTTTGATGGTGTCGGCGCTGAGAAGTTTGCTGAACATGCATTTAACTTTGCTGACGAATTGATCCGTGAAAAAACTAGTGGACGTTGCTGGGTTGATCAGGTAGAATGTTCTGAGCATGGAGCAAATAGTGCAATTTATAGGAAAATTTATAGGAAGGAAAAATAAATGTCTCATCCTGATTACAAATCAGATAAGGACTTAGGTCTTCAGGTACGAGATCACTTAGTAAGTATTGGTCTTGAAACACCTATGACTGATCTTGTTAATGTGAGTGAAGAAGAAAAGATTGCAAAGATTAAAGAGCATATGACTGATGCATTGACTACATTGGGATTAGATCTCAACGATGATTCGTTATGTGATACACCTAATCGTGTAGCAAAGATGTGGGTGAAGGAGATTTTCTGGGGATTGGATTATACTAAGTTCCCTAAGTGTACTACGATTGAAAACAAGATGGGTAAGAACTCTGCAGGTTCTTTTGTTGTAGAGCGAAACATTAACGTCCAATCTAACTGTGAACATCACTTTGTTGTGATTGATGGTAAGGCTTGTGTTGCTTATGTTCCACGAGATAAAGTTCTTGGTCTATCTAAGCTGAATCGTATTGTGGAATTCTTTGCTAAGCGTCCTCAGGTTCAAGAGCGATTGACTGAACAGATTGCTGCAGCTATTAGCTTTGTTACTGGTACACCTGATGTTGCTGTCTATCTTGAAGCCATCCACTATTGTGTAAAGAGTCGTGGAATTCAGGATACAGGTAGCAGTACATGTACGTTAGCTGTTGATGGTATCTTTGCCGAGCAGGGTTCAGAAGCTCGTAGAGAGTTTCTAAACATTGCGAGAGGATTATCAATTTTACAGTAAAATAACTGTTGCATATGTCGCAATCTTGTAGTATTATAATGATATCAAATGTGAATGGAGATTGTTATGAAGATGTATGATTTTAGTGAAGCAGCACAACGTGTCTGGGCAGCGTCTGATGCTATGGACAAGCAAGAGATTCTCTTTGAGATGATCGATAACTTTCGTTCGAAGGGTAAGTTCAAAGAGAATGTTGGTCGTTTCCGTCGTGAAGTTTCATCGACGATGAATGGTCGTCGTCTTGATGCGATTGCTTCTAACCTTGCCTTGAATGTTTCAGATAAGGTGATCTAATGAGGTTAACAAACAAATGGACCACAACGCTCGAAGAGGCGTTTGGTGAAAAGGGGAAGAAAGGCAAGGAGGGGGAAGATTTCCTCCTCTCTGTTTTTGAGTCATGGGGTTGGTATACTCGTCATTTTGAAGATGATTACAAAAAGCAAATTGCTGGTATAGATATTGAGTTTCGTAATCCTAAATGGGCCAACTACTATTCTTGTGATGTAAAGAATAATCTTCAAGATAATGGAACATTCTTTATTCATAAAGATTGGTTGTTCAAGATTGAAAGTGATAGAGTTTTTCACGTCAATCCAAACACTGGTTATCTTCTATGGTATTCGGTTAGTGATATGAGGGAGTATTATAATAAAAAGATGTTGACCGACGATCGGGAATATCTGAAGATGAGTGCAGTTGATGTTCCAAGTTTTATTAAGAGGAGTAGAAAGCGATAATGGATGTAACAAAAACAATCTGGGTGACATTTCAGCGTGAGGGTATGCATAAGTATCCTGCTGCTCTTGAAAAACCTGAGTTAGCTGATGTATCATTTCTTGGGTATCCTCATAGACACATCTTTCACTTTACTGTTGAAATTGAAGTCGTTCACGATGATCGTGATATTGAATTTATTTTGTTCAAAAGAGAGTTGGAAAGTTTGTTTCAACAAGGTACAATGCAGTTAGATTATAAGTCCTGTGAGATGATTTGTGATGACTTGGCAGGATATATAATTGATAAATACCCTGGAAGAGATCTCACCATTACAGTCAGTGAAGACGGTGAGAACGGAGCAACTAGTAGATACAGGAAGTAGAACAATGGAATCTTTCAAGAACTTTCAAATCAACGAAGCAATGGATGCTAAGAAGATTAAAAGTGCTGTAGCTAAAGCCAAGCGTAAGGGTGGTGATGTTAAAGTTACATTCACTCATGCTAAGACTGGTAAAAGTGTTACTGGTCAGTATAAAGGAATGGCTAACAGAGGTGGTCGTTCTTTTGTTAAAGCAGAGATGGGTACAGAGATGATTATGGTTCCACTACCCGACGTTAAATCAGTAGGTTAAATCCTACTTACTATATTATTTTGATTGGAGTTTGTTATGGCAATTGACTTTTGTCACATTACACCTATACCTCATATGAGCGACTTTGTAGCAGATCAGTCACACGATCTGCTACTTGCGCATTTGGTTGAGGAAAGTGAAGAATACACAGAATTCTATGCAAATAAGGATTCTATGAAGATCTTAGATAACTCTGCTTTCGAAATGTATAAGCAGGGTAGAGAGATGTATCCATCTGACAAGTTAATCGATATGGGATGGAGAGTTGGTGCTAAGTATGTTGTTATGTCCGATTATCCTTCCGAACATTATTCCAAGACAATCGATGCAGCTAAGGAGTTAGCACCTACATTTAAGGATGCTGGCTTTGGTACATTCTTTGTTCCACAGAGTGAGATCGGTGACCTAGAAGGGTTGATTGCTTCATTTGAGTGGGCATTCAATAATCCTGACTTGGTTGATTATATTGGTGTTTCCATTCTTGCAGTGCCTAATGCTTATGGTGTTGAGAAGGATAACAAGCTTCAACGATTCTTATCTCGTTGGCGATTCATGCAGGAGCTTGAGGATAGAGGTATCAACTTCAAGATCACTGGCGATCAGCATATTCATTTCTTGGGAATGGTAGATGGACCCAATGAGATTGAGCTATGCAAAGATTTCAAGATTGATACATGGGACAGTAGCGCTGCTGTGTGGGCTGGTCTCAATAACATCTCGTTTGATTCCTCACCTACAGGTTTGATCAACGGTAAGTTTGAAAAAGAAGTTGACTTTTCCTACCATACATCAGATATTGATAAGCATGACCTTGTTAATTGTAACATTGCTGTGATTGAAGGAATGTGTAAGTGAGTAAATATAATTACAGAGAAGACATCAATATGGCTCTGATTGAGGAGTATATTGATAGTACGTATGGCCAACATTATGTTGGTAACAAAGAAATCCAGACTGTAGACTTCTGGGAGTCACTGGGTAGTTTGGAAACTACATCTCGGGATACTGCTATTAAGTATCTTGCTCGCTTCGGTAAGAAGGGTGGCAAGAATAAGAAAGATTTGTTGAAAGCAGTACATTATATTATTCTTATGATGTACTCCTTGGATAAGGAGAATGGTATTAATGATGATTCACGTCAACAGTCCCTCAACTAAAACCTCACTATCAAAAGTACAGGAAGCAGATATTCAACCAAACGCTATTGATCTGCGTTTGGATAAAGTCTTTGCGATCAAAGATGATTTGTTTATTATTGATGAGGAACAAAAGAAGCACAGAGGGACAAATGAACTACGTCCTTCTGAAGATGGTTATTGGATACTACATCCAGGAACCTATGAGGTAACTATGCAGAATATTATTGAAGTTGGTGAAGAGGAGGCTGGTTGGGTAATCACTCGATCAACACTCAATCGCAATGGTATATTTCTTACTTCAGGACTATATGATTCTGGTTATCATGGCGTTATGGCTGGTGCATTGCATGTGCGTTGTGGTCCACTTAGAATCAAGAAAGGTACACGTGTTGGACAGTTCTTATGTTTCAAAGCAGAAACATTGAAGATGTATGATGGCTCATATGGGCTTGGTAAAGATCATGATAAAAAATATGGAGTAGAATAATGGAAGTTGAAATTACAATGGAAGAACTGCAATCACGTAAGATTATGGTTGCAACACCGATGTATGGTGGACAGTGTGGAGGACAATACACTAAGTCTTCCATTGATCTTGGACAGGCAGCAGCGAAGTATGGAGTTGATATTGGCTTTGCTTATCTATTCAATGAGTCACTAATCACACGAGCTCGTAACTATTTGGTTGATGAGTTTATGAGGAGCCACTATACTCATCTAATGTTCATTGACTCTGATATTGGATTCGATGCTCAAGATGTCCTTACACTTGCTGCGATTGCTGATCCAAACAGCGACAAAGATATTGTTTGTGGTGCTTATCCTAAGAAGACTATTGCTTGGGAGAAGATCAAGCGAGCAGTTGATAAGGGTGTTGCTGATCAGAATCCCAGTGTTCTCGAGAACTATGTAGGAGACTTTGTGTTTAATCCTGTACCTGGCACAACTGAGATTCGTATCAACGAACCCGTCGAAGTGCTAGAAGGTGGTACTGGCTTCATGATGATTCAGAAACCAGTGTTTGAGAAGTTTGGTAATGCCCATCCTGAATTGCTTTATACACCAGACCATGTGCGTACAGCTAACTTTGACGGCTCACGTCAGATTCACGCATACTTTGATACTGTGATTGATCCTAAGTCTAATCGCTATCTATCAGAAGATTATATGTTCTGTCAATGGGCTCGTGATCTTGGTATTAAGGTTTGGATGTGTCCTTGGATGCGTCTACATCATATGGGCATGTATGTATTTGGTGGTGACTTGGCTGCACTTGCTTCTGTTGGCGTTTCAGCAACAGCTGATGCTGTAGAGCTTGGTAGTAAGAAGTAATGGAGAATATGATGAAACTATCAGAACAAACCGTAGAGGTTCTACAGAACTTCTCTTCTATTAACCAGTCCCTTCTATTCAAGGAGGGGACTACTCTTCGTACAGTATCTCCACAAAAGACTGTTCTAGCAGAGGTACGGGTTGGTGATTTGTTCTCACAGGATTTTGGTATCTATGATTTGAGTCAGTTTTTGTCTGCTCTGTCTTTGATTGAAGATCCAGATCTTGATCTTGGTGAGAATGGTATGACGATTAGTGATGGTAACGGAACGTCTTTAGATTACCGTTATGCAGACGCATCAATGATCGTCACGCCTCCTGATAAGGCATTGACACTTCCAGATGTGAATGCATCATTTACTTTATCTGATGCTGTTCTCAAGGATGTTCTACAGGCTGCTCGTGTCCTAGGTGTTCCTGAGATCATTGTTAAGGGTGAAGATAATGTTATTACTATCAGCGCTGGAGACTCTAAGAACAGTTCGATGAACTCTTTCAGCAAGAAGGTTGGTACTACGCAAGATAACTTCACTCATGTTTTTAAGGTTGACAACATGAAGATGATGGTGTTAGAATATAATGTTGAGATTTCTAGTAAAGGTATCTCGAAGTTCTCGACTGCTGATGGTCGTGTAACTTACTATGTGGCAACAGAATCTCGGAGCTGATAATGGATGATGATAGGATAATCCTAACTGCTTCTATCTCTCAATATGGAGATGCAACAGACGTACATCGTTCTTATCCAGGGGAGATTGAGTGGACAAAATTAATGAAAGATTTTGTCGCTTTACTTAATCACCATGGTTATCAGATAAACAGTAAAGTGATTGAAATTGACCATACCGGTGATATAGTTTCTACTAAACATCGTGGTCGTGATTAAATGTTGAAAGGTTTGTTATGTCAGAATATCTATGGGTCGAGAAATATCGTCCCCCTTCAATTAAGGAATGTGTCCTACCACAACACCTGAAAGATGTATTTCAAGCGTTTGTGGATCAAGGAGAGATTCCTAATCTCCTTCTCAGTGGTGGTCCTGGTATCGGTAAGACAACCGTTGCCAGGGCACTTCTGACTCAATTGGATCTTGATTATCTAGTTATTAACGGTTCTATGAAGGGTAATATTGATACTCTTCGAACTGAGATCCAACAGTTTGCCTCTACAGTATCATTCAACGGTAAGCGTAAATATGTGATTCTTGATGAGGCAGACTATCTAAATCCACAGTCTACACAACCTGCTCTTCGTAACTTTATGGAAGAGTTTTCTAACAACTGTGGTTTTATCTTGACTTGCAACTTCAAGAACCGTATCATTGAACCACTACATAGTCGGTGTTCGGTTGTTGAGTTCAACATCAGTAAGAAAGAACTAGCTGGTCTTGCACCTCAGTTTATGAAGCGTATTGAAAATATCCTAAAGATGAAGGGTATCAAGTACGACCAGAAAGTTATTGCTGAGTTGATGATGAAGCACATGCCAGACTGGCGACGTATTCTAAATGAGCTACAGCGATACTCTGTTACTGGTAGTATCGATGTTGGTATCCTTACTAACATGAGTGATGAGTCATTTGACTCTTTGGTAAAGATGATCGGCAGTCAAGACTTCACTGGCATTCGTAAGTGGGTTGTGGACAACAGTGATATTGAAACTGCCACTCTGTATCGCAACCTCTACAACCATGCTAGTAAGAATATGAAGCCAGCGAGCATTGCTCAGATGGTTCTCATCCTTGCTAAGTATCAATATCAAGCAGCGTTTGTGGTTGACCATGAGATTAACAATGTGGCATGCCTAGTCGAACTGATGACAGACTGTGAGTGGTCATGAATCCGTTTGACTTCGTAACCGATATCAATCTTGGTAAGAAGGATATCATCACCAACTCTGACAATCCAGAACTAGCAGAGAGGACGTATAACCCCTATCTAACTAACAAGTCACTTTCATACTTTCCCGATACAGTTCAGTATGCCAATCTAATGAATATGCACAGTGATCTAGACAATATTATGCAATATTCGTTTCTACTAAATATTGTCCGGAAGCGGAAGCGTTTCTCTAAATGGCATAAAGCCACTGATGATGAGGACTTACAAGCAGTCATTGACTATTATGGTTATTCAGTCAAAAAAGCAAAGGAAGCACTCAAAATTCTTGGTGATGAGCAATTGGTATCAATAAAAGAAAAAATGAGTAAAGGTGGTATGAAATGACTGATTTAACAACAATGATTGAAGTGCATCTGAAAAACGAAGATGACTTCCTCAAAGTAAAAGAAACGCTGACCCGTATTGGCGTTGCCTCTCGCAAAGATCACAAGTTATATCAATCCTGTCACATTCTACACAAGCAGGGTCGGTACTTCATTGTTCACTTCAAAGAACTCTTTGCGCTTGATGGCAAACCCTCTGACTTCAACGAGAATGAAGCAGACATTGCTAGACGTAACACTATTGCTAATCTATTAGAGCAGTGGGATCTGGTTACTCTGGTCGATTCAACAAAGACAGCAGAGCCTGTAGCACCGTTGAATCAAATCAAAATTCTACCTTATAAAGAAAAGAACGATTGGGAACTTGTAGCAAAATATAGTATTGGAAGGAAAAAGTAATGTATGGTGATGTAACTGGTGAAGATAAAGCAACTGAATATCGCACACGTTCTATGCTCTTAGAAGCAAGTGAAGCACACTTTAATGCACATATTCAGAAGCATCGCGCAAACATCGAAGTACTTCTGCGTCATACTGTCGGTCTGGCAGAGCATCCTGATATCATGGATACGATTGAGAAGGAGCTGGAGATCATGGCTGAGTATGACGATAAATTAGAGATGCTAAAAAAGTATTTTTAATTAAAAAAGCTGTTGACATATGGTGCATGATACACTATATTATATACAGATGATGAGAAATGAAAGGAACTTGTAATGCGTAATCATGTGAAAATCCTTGCCGTGAGTGCAATCGCTTTGTCTCTCGGTGCTTGTAATATTGCCACTATCGCTCCAATGGCTGGTACTGTTCTTGGTGGTGCTGGTGGTGGTCTTCTCGGTAATCAGTTCGGTAAAGGTCAAGGCAAAACCATTGCTACGATTGCTGGCTCTCTGTTAGGAGGTGTTGGTGGTTATAAGGCTGGTCAATTTGTTGCCTTACCTTATCAGAACCGTACTGCTATCAACGGTAACACAATGAACATTCACCGTAACGGTCAACGGATTGATCAAAACGGTTATCGTATCGATATGAATGGTCAGCGGATCGATGATATGCACAGTAGTGGTCGATCAGGTTCTGGCAGTAATGTGTTCCTGAACCAAGGTAGTCGTGGTGGATACGGATCTAACTATGGCTGTCGTGTGCAAAACAACTATGTTGTCTGCAACTCAAACTGAGCTATCGAATTAGTAGATAGCTGATGTTCAAAATTAGGGTAATAAAATTACTCTAAATTAGTCTAAATAATAGTGAGCAAAGAGAGATTCTTTGTTCACTTTTATGGCACGCCTTATGGGTGTCAAATACTACTAACCTTGCTTACACAGGAGGTAAAAGCAATGACTAAACATATGTTCAATTTAACAGATTTTCCAATGTTCGTCGGTTTGGATCGGGTCTATGACCAGATGCTCAAGCATGCCGAAGATACGAGCTTTGCAAAAGCTATTCCTAATTTCCCACCATACAATATTCGTAAGGTAGACGAAAACAAATACACCGTGGAAATCGCTGTCGCTGGATTTTCAAAGTCTGACATCGAAATTGAAATCGATGGAGACACCCTAAAGATTACTGGTAACTCTGCTTCTGTCAATGAAGAAGATAGTTTCTTGTATAAAGGGATTGCCAATCGGGCATTCTCTCGCACATTTAACCTAGCAGATACAATTGAAGTTAAGGATGCCTCTCTCGTCAACGGAATGTTAAAAGTCTTCCTAGAAAACATCATTCCCGACAACAAAAAGCCACACAAAATGGATATTAAAGAGGAGACCACTTCAAATGAAACTACTGAAAGCAATCGTTGATTGGTTTAATAAACCTATCAGTCATGAATTCGACAACGAATTCGAATACCTTTCTCAAGCTGTTGATGTTGCCGATCTAGAATCTAAAATTAAAGAGATCGAGCGTATTCAACACTATAGAGTTAATGTTGCTCTAAAGAGAGGTTATCTATAATGGATTACCTAACACAATCACCAGACAGCATTTTCTTTTTAGGTGTGTTTGGAATGTTTTTTGCTGTAACTACAATTTCTGTAATTGCACACAAACTTTTCCATTGACATCTAATCTAAGATGTACTATTATGAGGGGGAGTGGGAAACTACTCCCCCTTACTTTATATAAGGATTGTAATGTTTTATTCTAATATTGATCGGTATGGCAACAATATACTTGTTCGTGGTTATGACTCCACTGGTAAGCAAATCTCTTTCAAAGAAAAGTTCTATCCTACTTTCTACATTCCTGGTAAGAAGGCTGCTGAGCAAAAAGATAAGTGGCTTACTCTGAGTGGTCGTCCTGTTGGAGCGATCCAACCTGGAACGATGAGAGACTGTCGAGAGTTCATTGAGAAGTATGATGATGTTGCAAACTTTGACATCTATGGTACAACTAATTATGTACATCAGTTTATCCAACAAAACTTTCAAGGTGACATTAAGTTTGATAAGTCGCTATTGAACATCGTTACTGTTGATATTGAGGTCGCTTCTGATGATGGGTTCCCTCAACCTTCTGAAGCTAGACATGAAGTGATTACAATCACAATCAAGAACAACAACTCTGAGGTCTTTCATACCTGGGGTCTGTATGAGTTTAATTCTGACACCAAGATTAATGGCAAGGACTATAAGA